GCCTCGTCCATGGCATTGAGATGCCCGGCGAGATCGCTGAGGATATCATCAAATTCACGGAGGTTGCCCTGCGCGTCGGCCGTTTCAAAGCCAAGCGACGCCATGGCCTTCGCCTGCGCGGTGGTAGGCGTGTACAGGTTCTTGATGACCGTACGGAGCATCGTGCCGCCCTTGGATGCCTTGACGCCGTTATCGGCAAGGATACCGATCGCCGCGTAAAGCTTCTCCGTCGGGAGCTGCGCCATGTTCGCGAAACCACCGACGACCTTGATCGCCTCGTTGAGCTGGGACAGGTCCGTGTTGGAGCTGGATGCCGTCTTGGCCATCTTATCAAGCTCCGAATCGAGGTTGTCGGCGGAAATGCCGAGGACGTTCATCGTGGAAATGGCCGCCTGTGAAGCCTCTTCGAGCTCCATGTTACCGGCTGCCGCCAGTGTCAGGACAGAAGGCAGCGTCTTGATCTGCTTCTCCGCGTCATAACCCGCGAGCGCAAGGACATTCAACGCGGTCGCGCTGTCTGTTGCGGTGTACTTCGTCACCTCGGCCTGATCCTGCGTAGCCCGAGCAAGGGCGTTCATCACCTCGGCGCCGCTGACCATCTCACCGTTGAACTCATACATCTCGTCCGAGAGGATGCCCATGGTGGCCTGCACCTGGGACATCGCCTCATCATAGGATCCTGAGGTCTTAACGGCCGCGGTCACCGCGGCTGCCGCCGCGAGGGAAGCCGGACGAAGCGCCCTGCCGGCCTTACTCATCGCATTACCCGCCGCCTGCAGCCCCTGCCCTGCCTGATAAAGCGGGGACATCTGCGCCTGCAACTGCAGGAGCTGTGTGCCATAATCCTTTACGGCGACCTGCGCCTGACCGATAGCGATCTTAAGATCCAGCAGGCCCTGCTTATACTGGTCCTCGCTGATCTTGCCCTCTTTGTACTGGCGGTTCAACTCTGTATGAGCCGCGTTCAGCTCTTTCAGACGGATCTGGGAATCGAGATACTGCTGATTCAGCAGCTTCTGCTTCTCCGCCAGGAGGATCGCATTCTGCGGATCCGCCTTGAGGACCTTATCTATGTCTTTTAAGGCAGACTGTGTCTTCGATATTGTTTTGTTTACATCCGTGAGGGCTTTCGCAAGCGGACCGGCGTCGCCGCCGATCACAACAGTAATGCCCTTAATCCTATCTGCCATGTACTTTCCTCGCTAGAATGCGTCCATATCGCCCTGCGAGGCGATGGTCGCGTACTCTTGATTATCATTGCCTGACTCACACATCATGTCGAAGAGCAGACCGATTGAGACCCACATGAGGTCTTCCCCTGTATAGCCTAATTGCGCCGCCCTTAGGATAAAGAGCGGCGTGTTCAGCTTACGTTCAGTGGGGGTTATTTTTTTTTACTCGTGGACGACGTTTTGTTGTTGGAGCTGTTCATAAAGGCCCAGATATCTGTCAGTGCACCGACAAAATCGACCAGGTTGAACTGCTCAAGCCAGTCTGCGAACTCCGGGACATTGCCCTTTGCTGCCATGTGCGCTCCGGTATAGGCGAAACGGTAATAAGCCTCCATCACGCCCTCGCCAGAAACGCACCTGCTGACGTCATCAAAATAATCCTTCCCGGGAAAGAGCTCCCCATAAAGGATCGGCGTGTACGCGGTGTAGGCAACCTCGATCGGCTGCCCGCCCACCTCAAATTTCTTTGTGACCATGATATCCTCCCGTTAAATGGGCTCCTTTACGGAGTCGTTGTGAAGTTCGGAAGCTGGACCGAGGTGAACCAGTTCTCGTAGTTCGTCGCGGTCGGATCGACGGACGCCTTGACATATCCGTCAGTCGTGCTGACTGCGGAGATGGTCAGGGTCTCAGTCTGCGGTTCCTTGGTGTCCTCTGTCGTCGCACCTTCCACGGACGGACGGGTGACGGAGCAGTTATACAGGACATGACGTCTTGCGTGCTGGTCGCCGGCGAACTCGAACATGAGCGCGAAGTTCTGGGTCTCCGCGTTGGAGTTCTCGACGAGCAGGCCGTTCGTGTCCTCGGTCTCATTGAGGATGTCCTTGCGGAAAGAATCCGGGATCATAGCGACCTCGAAATCACCCTCATAACCGTTATTCTGCGCGGACTGGTAATAGACCATGTTGTCCGCGAAGAACTTTGTGATCTCGCCCTGTGCCTCTAAGGACAGGTTCACAGCACCCGGGATCGCTACGGGAGTAGCGTAGGACGTAGTCCCTTCGGAGACTGTGATCTTGGAGTAATAGACATTTTTCAGTCCGAATTTAACCTTGTTTGTATTAGCCATCGATTAGCACCTCAATTTCGTAGATAATCTCGTAGCACTTCTCAGTGTCGAGGTATTCCTCAGTTTTTTCCCAAACGATCGACGCGTCGGCGAGCGCCTGTTCAACGAGCGCCTCCGTCGCGGGTGACTTGAAAGTCGTATACAGCTCAATATCGAAGTCCGATATCTTCTGGAAGACCTTGTCGTCAGCAGCGAAGTTGTTCGTGCCGGTCTCCCGGAAACAGATGACCGGAAGGTCCTGCTCATCGTCTGCGGGAAACTTCAGATACGCGACCGGAAGCCCCGTGGACGCCAAAATGGTTTTAAGATCAGCTATAGTCATTGGTCTGTAACCTCACTTTGATTTTGTTCAGCAGCTTCTTCTCGATCTTCTGCTCGGCGGGTCCGATATGCGGATACGCCGGAACGCGGCCATTCGTACGACGGCCCCAGAGGACCTTCGCATGGCCGTTCTCCAGAAGATGCGTCAGGCGGTACTCGCCCTTCTTGGCGTGGACTGTGTACCGGATATCGACTCTGCCCTCGTAGTTCTTCGTGTATCCCCAGGAGGCCTTATAGTCTCCGGTCAGCACGAGCCCGTTATGCGGATAAGCTCCGCCGGTACCTACCGGGATCGCGTCGATATTCTTCTTGACCTCTTCCTTGCATTCCTTCGTTGCCGCCTTGATCTCTGCCTTCAGCATTTCTGCCGTACCCGTGGCGTAGTATTCGAGCTCCTTCATGATCGCGTCAGTCATGTTATTGACCGTTACGGTCTTAAACTTAGCCATTCACACCACCCCTTCTTGCCAGATACAGCTCCGTCACCCCGTCCCTCTCATAGGTCCGGTAGATGACATATTTCTTATCCCGATACACGGCGGTCTGCTCTCCCGCGTAGTTCACGCTTGGCGTCTGGAAGGCAAACTCAACGTCGAGCCCGGCATTCTGCGCCGCGAACCACTCCGCACGGGATACCGAAATCCCGTTCACGAAGATCTCGCGGCTCACCGGTTCTGCAGGCAGCCGCTGCCCGATCTCGTCAGTTTCGTAGCTTTCAGAAATGAGCGTTAAAACATCCGCGTTCATTCATCCACCTTGCCCTTCTCGGAAAAAAGCCTGTTGTTGAGCAGATACCGAAGAGAACGCGGCATACCCGTATTCTGGTCTCTCGACCGGAAAAGGTATGCCGCGTAGCGTTCCACAAGGATCCCGTCCTCTACGCTGTATGCGACGGGCTCACCCTCACCGGATGTCACCGCAAGTGTGATGCCCTCGCGCTGGATCGCCTGGACAGCTTCCGTGATATACCGCGTCAACAGCGTATCGTATGCAGTTGTCGAGATTTGCAGATCAACCTTGAGGGCGTCTAAGATCGCGGAAGTGTCCATGCTCTACCTCCTTAAGCGTTTGCAGTGTCAGCAGCGAAAGACATCGTTGCATTCGGTGTCACGGCATTGATGCCGATTGCCGCAAATGCCTCTGCGATGACCGGAACACCATCGTAGCGAGCGGTACCCTTGAATGCGGTCTGATCCTGGATGAAGAACGCGTGCTCGGAGGTAGCGAACTTGGAACCAGCTCTTTCAGCAAGCAGATAGAGCTCGAAGTAGCCTGCGATAATGACGTTGTCCGGGATGAAGTCGAGGACTTCGACCGGTCCACCGACCACCGGCATTGTGTCGCCCATACCGGAAACGATCGCGCCTGCAGCGTTCACGCTCATAGCTTCAGCCTGCAGCGTGGTGTAGGTGGTCTCGTTCATGACCCAGACCTTGGATCCGCGCGCATACTTGCCCTTGATCGCGCCTGCTGCCTTCAGGATGCTCTGGAAGAGCTTGACGCCGGTGGAGTTTGCGGCAGTGATAGAAATGACGTTGCTGGTGTGGAGATCGACCCACGTTCTTGCCGTTGCCGGATAGCCAGCCGGCTGCTCTGTCTCAACAAGACGAGAAACGACGCCCTGCGGCATCTTCATTGCTGTAGCACCGTTGCGGCCATACAGGATTGCCTTGTCAAGTGCAAGACCGATAGCCTGGCCGATAGCCTCGAGCAGCTCTGCAGAGAGATCGAGGTCGGAATCCTCGATGATCGCATTGCAGACCTTGAAGTATCCACCGACCTTGAAGCAGTCGACCTCGACATCGTTGAACCCGAGGCTCAGCTCGTTCAGAACTGCGCAGCAGTCTGTCCAGATGCCTTCCGGGACGGATCCCATGATGATCTCACGGCCGGTGCCGGCGATCGGTCTGACTGTGACGTGCTTGTACAGCTTGGAGTAATTCATGACGTTCTCGCGGAGGAGTCCGAGGAAAACCTCCGGGATGGTCAGACCGACGTTTGTGAGAGCTCTCTTCTGGGAGATGCAGGATCTCACCTCTGCAAGATAGTTCTTAACGTCCTCGCGCTCGAACAGCGCAGTTCTGGTCTGGATGTCCATGTTTCCGAAAATCTTGGATCTTGTGTTCATATCGATAACAACCTTTCTTGTGTCTTCTATGGGTGCCGGAGCCGGATCGGTCTCCTGCGCGGCCTCCTCTTCGGCGATTTTGCCTTCGATCTCGGAGATCGTGCGCTCAAGCTCGCCCTTTGCGTTTTCGTGGTCTGCCTTCTCGCCCTCAAAAGCTGTGATGGCCTCCTCGACAGCGGATCTCTCCTCGTCTGTGGATGCCTCCTCGATGCTTGCGGCAAGGTCAGACTCACGGGTTACGAACTCCGCGTCCTTTGCTCTCAGTGTTTCAAGCGCCTTCTGCGCGTCTGAGAGTTTCTTGCGGAGCATCAAAACCTTAAGTGCCATTATTCAACCTCGCTTTCATTTTTTCGCGCCAAGCCTCGCTGACGCGCTTCTGAATCTCGTCGCGTTCCGCTGCCCTTGAAGAAATATTCGTTTCCTCGTAAGCGGGGAACGTGCAAACCGAACACTCGTACAGCTTTACCTTTTTAATAGTCCAATGGACACTCCCATCCTCCCGGAGCTCGGTCTCCTGGTCGAGGATGTCGAAGCCGAAACTTGCCTGCGTTACATCTCCGCGATCGACTCTTGCTTTTGTGTTTACCGCGTCCTGATCTTTCGGATTGATCAGCACGCGTCCCCACAAGCCTCGTGCGGTCTCGCGGACCTCGAATGTACCCGCGGTCGTTCTTCCCAAAACAAGTCTCGTATCGTGATCGGTCAAACACCGAATGTCGTCACTTAAACAATCCGAGAATGCGCCCGGAGCAATACTCTCCGACATCCCCGGAGCGATTTCATAATTACTGTTAAATACAGCAAAGAAACCCTCGATGTATTCGCTCCCATCCTCGGAACGTGTCTTGAATTCGCCCGGTATACATCTGACCTGGCGAGCACCGATTGAAGATTTAATCATTTCTTTCCTTTCCGGCTTTTTGCCTTGACTTCAGGTTTGGCTTCCTCAGCCTGCGGCTCCGCGCATTTCAGGCAGTCCGCGGCCTGCTTCGTATGCTGCCAGCGGCAGTTGAGCTGGCACATATAGACATGCGCGCAAAGGTTATTGTCCTTCTTGCACCAGACGCGTTTATCCTTTTCTTTCCGGTAACCGTATTTGCAGATCATGTAATCCATGCTCATTCCTCCTTCTGGACCAGCTTCTTCTGATTGCCGCTCATGTCGTACGGCAGGTAGTTCTCGAGGACCTTGTATTCCTTAAGTCCGGCCGGACTCATGTGCATGCGGTCACGCCACTCGTCGCCGTTCACGAATCCGCGGTCGGATCCTGCGAGCAGGACCTTCGACATGGACTCAAGGTCATAGTCCATCAGGCTCCAGACGTTGAAAGTGAGGTACCAGGACGGACTTATGATCAGCTTCTTCGTAAGCTCCATCGCGATTGCCTTCGCAAGCGGCATGATCGTCGACTGGATGAACGTGTTCCACTCATCGCGTTTATACTCCCCTACGCCGAGCACGAATGCCGGCACACCGAAGATCGCCGCGACGGCCTGCTTATTGAGCTTGACCGTGTCAGCGATGGCGAGATCCGAAAGAGTTAGGGGCTTGACCTGCTCGACGGAGAACTGCTCCGCCGGGATCAGCCAGGGCTCTCCCGTCCTCGACGGCTTGACGTAGCTGTCCAGAAGCTTCTGACGGCCCTCGGGGCTCGCGAACTCGTCCGTAAGGGCGTCCACCTTAACGATGATGCTCGGACGGTACTCGGAGCTCATGAAGGCCTTCTCCGTGTGCGCTGCCTGCTTCAGATTGTCAGCGATGTCCCGGAGCGACACGTTCACGCCACAGCCCTTCCAGAGATAGGTCTTGTCCGGGTTGTAGACAAAATGCAGGATGGACTCAGGATTGCGGGCCTTGCCGTCTATCGCGATCTGATAGTCCCGGTAGCTGTTCATGACCGGCAGGAAATTCACCCTCGATGCGCTGATCGGCTCGAGGCTCTCCAGATAACCGTCCCGCGTATGCGGCACGACGACGCTGTTACCCTTACCGTAGAGCAGCAGGTTCATCACGATCGCCTCCATCCATGTCGAACGCGTCATGTTCGGCATCGGATTGATATCGATCGCCCTGGACAGCTCATTCACGATGCGGACGTCGCCGTCGACGGTGTTGCTCATGAGATGGATCGTCGTTGCCCCGAGCAGGGATGCGATCTTCCTGCAGGCCGTCATGACTTCCGGATTCCGGTCGAGCGATGTATAGCCCGGGACGCAGATATCCCCGTCGGACAGCCAGAAGGCCGTGTAGCTCTTCGGTGTCGCGTTATCTCTCTTGTTCTTTGGTCTTCTCTTGCCCATTAGATTCTCCAAACCACGCGGCGGCCTTCCTCTTCTTCTCGCCGTCCGCGATCATTCGATTGCAAGCAAAAACCGAAGCATCGAACAGATCTATTCGGAGCTTCGGCTCAATCTTTTCGTACTGGACCGCGTCGTCCGTCTTCTCGACGGCACGCACGTTCTGTACGCAGTATTCATAAGCTTCGGAGTGCAGGTAGTAGAGCCTGCCGTCCTTCGCTACTTTCTCTATATGTCTGAATCCCTGGCTCTTGAGATAATAGAGCTGCGGGGAGTCCACAATGGTAAAACCAGCCTTCTTCATCGCCGGGAAATATTCCTCGCCGGCGAACTTCCGGTCGTGCCCTACCGATTTGATCTTGAATCCCATCTTCCGCATCGAGACGAACCAGTTCACGATATCGGCGATGTTGACCGTCGGGCTGTTGCACATCGTCAGCCAGCCGTCATCAGCCCATCCGAACAGCGGGATGTGGTCCTCGTCTGCCTTCCGCGCGGCCTGTGTGACCGGGAAGAACCCGTGCGTGATGATGATGTCCACACCGTTGTACTGACCGTAGAGCGCAGCCGCGGTGAGATCGTACATCCTTGAGAGGTCCGCTCCGCCGAACCACTGGATCGGCAGCTTCGCGAGATCTTCCATCGTCCAGTCGAACTGGTGGTCCGACTTCCGGAACTCCTCGATATCGAACCACGCCTTGAGCGCGTTCGTGAAGACGTTCAGCGACTTTGCGAAAAAGTCCTTCCTCTGTTGAGGATCGTTCTGCGCCTGCAGGGAGTCGTTCAGGATCTCCGTGGGCCTTATCGTCACGCCGTAATTCGGATTGGCCATCTCGTGAACGACCGGGTTCGTATAATCGATGTCGCCGTTCTCATCCGGATTCGCACAGCACATGAAGATAAAGTACTGCTCGTCCGTGATCGTCCCGTCGAGGACCTGCCGGCAGTACTTCACCCTCTGCCCGAGGAAGCCCTGCGCGTCGTCTCCTGCTGTGGAGATACCGATCAGGAGCTTGTTCGTGTAAGCCTTCTGGCACTCCTTGAAAAGGTTGTACTGCTTCGGCTGTTTGAACGCGTGGATCTCATCGCAGATACAGAGGTTCGCATTCAGCGAATCCTGTGCATCCGGATTGGCAGCCAGCGCGCGAATAAAAAACGAGCCGTCCGGAAGCACCGCTTCCATGGAATGCTCGTTGTTGTTGTCTATGACCTTGACCAGTCCGCCCTTTTTGCCGCGGACCTGTTTTTCGCCCATCATCTCGATGTTGAAGTCGAGGAAGTTGAAAGACTCGAGTGACTGCATCAGCGCCGCGCTCGCGATATAGCACTTGGATCCTGACGCTCTGTACCAGAGCGACAGCGCCCATGCAAGCGAGGCCGCGAATGTTGTCTTGGAATTCTTACGAGGGATGTAGATCAGCGCCTCGTGGAAACGCACGACGTTCGTGCCCTTTAAGTAGAACCCCACAAGGTTATATATGATGAATTTCTCCCAGGGCTCCAGAAGGAAGGGCTTGCCTCTCATGGGCGTACCGTCCAGGGCTTCGCCCTGCTGGTGGTGCAGTGTCGATTCGATTATGCCAATACAGAACTCCGGTGCATTGTGCCGGATCTCATAGTCCGGATTCTTGAGATCCCGGAAGAAGCGCTCCGCCGCCTGCTTCCGCTCGAGGTTCGCGATGATGGACCCGTCATGGATCCCTTCCGCGTACTTCAGGACCTCGGTCCAGTATTTATGAGCCATTACTCAGCTTCAGGATGGCCGCCTCAAGCGCCGATCCGCCCTCCTGTTTTGCAAGCGCGTTCTCATTGATCTTCTTGAGCCCCGCCGGAGTCAGGCCGAGGTCCTTCCAATAAGTCAGGGCCTGCGCATTAAGATCGCGCCATACGATCAGCAGCGGATGCGTGATGACATTAGAGTTGCCGCCCTTATTCGTGTACTCGACCATCATCTGGCCGCCGAAATCCTTCCACTCCTTAAGCGCCTGGTCGCGCTTCTCGAGGATCATCGACAGCGATTTGATCACGCTGTCGAAGTACGGACGGTAGGTGCCCGCGTCGATGCAGTTTTCCCGTATTAACTTTTCCCATGCCGCGTGCTTCATCTCTGATGCCTCTTATTACCGCCTTTTTCCGGATGCTGTTCATTATGGCAGGCCGCACACAGGCTGATCAGGTTCTTCGGGTCGAAGATCAGCTCCGGGTACTCGTCCGCGTGTTTGATGTGATGGACTGTCGTAGCCTCCGTATGCTTCCCGTACCGCTTGCATATCTGGCAAAGGTACATGTCGCGCCTGAGGACTGATGCCCGCAGCCTCTTCCAGCGCCCGGTCTTGTAAAACTCCATAAATTCCCCCAATAAAAACGCCCGACTTTAGGCCGTCGGGCAGGGCCACAGAGGTATGAATGAACTTTGATGATTATTCACGATACCCATATACCATAGAAAAATGTCCTGTGATTACCTCACTTTAGATTTTTTGCGCGACTTCGTAGATCATCCGGCGGCGCCATGCGTAGTAGATGTTCTTCCCATACGGGATGCCCCTGTGCCGGAGCTGGTAGTACGGCAGGTCGTAGCAGACGCCAATGATCAGCCATTTGAAGTCCGGGCCTGCGATCTGGCGCGCGACGCCCTCGATCAGGTCGACCTTTGCGCTCACGGCAGCGCGTTTCATGCCGATCTCGGCCGTGCTGTCGTAGTCCCCGGAGGACTGGACCTGATCCCCGTCATAGGCGAGCCCCTTCCGGGCGTCAAGGTCCAGCTCCAGCTCCGCGATCCACAGAGGGTACTGCCGGCAGTAGTGCAGCGCTGTCAGGAAGGTCTCTGTCGGCAGATAGTATTTACTCTTCCTTGATGGCGCTCTGTCGTTAGGCATCCTGCTGCTCCGATTTTTCCGAGATCTCGGCACCGCAGGCAGCATATCCCGCGATATCGATCCATGTGTCAAAGTGGTCCTTCCTGCCCTTGCAGAGCCGCGCTACCTTGAGCAGGATCATCATGACGGCCACGTCTGCGCTTTGGATGGACTCCTCGAGGTACAGCGACCAGAGAAACGCGATCAGGCCGAA